CCTGGATACCGCAGCTAGGAAGATTTTAATCACATAGTGTAACCCCAATCGACCACACCCTGAGATCACTGACATGAGCCATATAAATCACAACGTCTCTGCCTGGGTCACCCTTCTGAGAGTGACCCAATGAGAATATGGGAGAAAAGGGAGGAGAGAGGTGGTGGGAAGCCCTGATCCATCAGAAGATCTTGATCTTGCAGCAGAAATGCTTTAGCAGAAAGAATGATATTACAGCACAAATGATGATTCCACCAATTCCCAAAATGTACCAAACCCATTGCATCCATGAGAAGTGTAGCCATCCGAACCAATCAATGCCTCCTTTGCCCCTTTGTACTATGGGTGTGGTGGTTTCATTATGGTGTCTAAAATCAACATCTTGAATGTACACCAATTCACCTTCTATCCTGATGCTTTCTTGACTATTTGGGCAGGTGATTTTGCAATCTGTGCGAATCTTTGACTGATTCAGATGAATAATCACCTCAGATATTGTCAAGACTGAGCTGCTCACAAAGTAGGTCAGCAGTTGGATCCTAGGACACTCTAATATCGCATCGGCAGTTCCAAAGTCTGTGACTGTTTCCATTCGCAGTATTGCTCCAGCCTCGCAATTGTAACAGCCAGTTAAATTGAGAAATCGGGAGGAGCATTTGTTTCTGTCAGTCACACTCTCTACAGCAACATCATTCAACTTCAGGAGTAATGATGCAGAAATTCTGGTTGAGGAAGATGCATAAACCGTGTCTCCGCCTGGATAGAAAATAGTATTGCCTATAGTTGAAGGCAACCTGTTCTTCTTTTGGAGTTCTGTGGGATCTAACAGTTGGCTTGAGCAATGTACAACATCTTTGTTGATAGTGTGATGAATTAATGATTGATCTGAAAAACAATTTGGACTGATCTGCATTGCATCTGAAGCAGTTGGGCACTGAATCTCACCCAGCTTTCCGGTTGAGACCTCACCTCTCCTATTGCATGGGGAGTGAAAGATCTGACCATTTGGTGCAATGAAGAAACATTCCGCATAGCCTAAGTTTGGGGCAGAGCTAATTGATGATATTTGAATTTTCCCCCAGTTGGTTTTAAAGGGCACATCTGGTACCAAGGAGACATCTTGCGTAGTGTCATTGAAAGAAATTTTCACTTTTAAAGAGTATGTCCAGGAGGGGCATTCAAACCCTTTAAACACTAAGGATTCTGGATTGACAAAAGTTTTTCTCAGATAGAAGCAGCTGGGGTTCACATTGAAGCAGCCGCAGACAAGACCACCACATTGTGGATTGCAAGAGCTCCAGCCCAAGCGACTCATAACAGTTTCTCTTGCTCCCCATTCAGAACTATAGTCGTTTTCGGTCATCTTCATGCATTCGTCATTGACACAATTACCAACCAGTCTACAGCGTCTAGAACCAAGACATTGGTGGGTTGCCTTGGGAATCCAATAGAGATCTGATTTGAGGCAGGTCAGTCTAGCTTCTAGTGTCTTGATTTTCATGATGCCCAAGGTTTCACCAGCTTGGCTAGTTAATAGTAGACAGGAAGTTTGACCAATAGGTGCAGCTGGGAGTAATGTGGTGGAGGAAAACGTGCAGACATACTTGCTTGGGGCAACTTGCTTGCAATCTTTGGCTAAAGAAGTAAGCTTGATAGAGTCAGAGCAAGATCCTGCGTTTTGGATTATGGACAAGATGGACACCAAAAGAAGAGCTTTAGACTTGCGTGACATTCTTTCTTGTCGTGTGGATGACAACTCATGTGGTGGTCTAGTTCTTTCAGTCGTCACTGTAATCAATGGTTCGCTGTCTTCTCTCTCTAGTTCAGTGAGTGCTAACCTAGCTCTCGTGAAATGACGTCTCATTTTCTTGCCAGAGAACTTTATTAAGATTTTAAAGATCCATACCATGGGGCCAAGTGCCCAGGCCAAAAACCCAACAATGCGTTGAATTGCCTTCAGCACCATTCCAACCAGCAAGCATACTAGAGAAAGAATGAGAGAGATTAAGATCCATTTCTCCTTCCCAAAGCAGTGAATGTTGACCCAGTTTGCAGAGCAAAAAAAGCAGTTTATAAGATCACAAGCAGACATATGATGACAAATGGCTTGTAAGTCATACCTTTCTGATTTTGTATCTGACCACATTTGAAGAGTCACCTCCTCTGTGCTTATTCTGGACATTGGATGAATTGGAATCTTAAATTCCTTTCCTGTCGCTTGTCCAGTGTAACAAACTGGTCCAAGACACATCTGATAGTATCCAGGTGTGAAGTGACGAACAATCACAAGGACGTTATCCTGTTTACATTCAACAGAACAATCTAGACAAGCCTTAGGAGCAAGAACAGACTGGAGTCTTCGAGTTCTTTTCACAACCCACTTGGAATGTCCAAAGCAGGATGGAATAACCGTATTATCACCAATTGTAACATGCAAAATGCCAGGTATCAGGTTTCTAGTGCAACGACAAACAGGAGAAGTCTTTTGGCATGTGAATTGGGAACAGTAAGAAGTATCACCAGAACACTTTCCTGCCTTGCACTCTGTCAAATCACACTGGGAATTGTCCTCTGTCTTTTTGCAATCAAAAAGGGAGTACCATGGCCCCTCTCTCCAGCTGACAGAGTGATCCTCCAAGAAGATGATGGTCTCCTTTAACATCATCCACGTTATTCGCTCAACAGTGTTCTCCACCACTCCCTTGCAGTCCCTCAGGGAGACACCACCAACAGAACAAAATGTGTTCTGTGGTTGTTTGATTCTGCGGCTAGCCTCCGACTCAAACTGACAAATCATGTCGTCATAAAACACCTGAGGAAATGGGGGTTTGAGGACAGTTGGCCTTCCTGACTCACAACTAGAACAGTCCTTACTCAGAATTTTCCCATCTTCACAAGTTAGGTTGCTGATTTTCTTTGTGACTGGATCCAAGGCAAAAAATGAAGTTTTACCTCCGGAGCAGTCAGTTTCTCGACTCACACCATCCTCTAGTTTGTCAGTGTAGTTGTGAACTGGTAAGAATCCAATCTTACTGGCTTCTAATCCAGTGGGGACTTGCACTAATCCCTTGGTGAGTTCATGGCTGGAGGGAAGACTCTGCAAAAACTGTTTTTTCTCTGGTTGGGAGGCCTTTTGGATATGCTGGATCAGGTCAGCCAGGAAAGCCAGAGACGCTGGCAACAGTATGACTATTATAACAATACGCATCATACTCATCTTGCCGTCTTTGTG